TTAGCATTAGCTGAACCACGGATAGGCTTAGGAATGTGAATAACGTCACCCTTCTTGCCGGTCATTGACAGACGCTTGACAAGGGGAGCCATCTTCAGGTTCTTTTGGTATGCAGCAATAATCTCATCCGACCAAATTTCGGGGATGAAAGTACCCGCTGCTGTTTTGTCTACTACAGCATTAGCTGTAAAATAAGTTCCAGAGGTTTCACCAGCCATTTTAATTCTCCTTTATAGGCTAGCGTACACGACCCTCTGCGTATGCTTTCAGTAATTCGTCTGAAAGACTTTGGTAACGCTCTGGGTCTGTTCGCATAAGTTTAATAATGTCAGCGCGACGATAAACTTTCTTGCGTGATCCTTCTCCTGTTCCACGAGCGTTGCCTGTGCTGGCTGACTTCAGGGTGTTCTTACGTGCCTGTTTTTCTACGTTGGCGGTCTGCTGTGCTACGACTGCTCTCTCTTTCCAGAGATTGAACAACTCGTTAGCAGAATCGTAGTCGTACCCTTGGTCGGCCTTAACAAACAACTGTGTTCGGACTTTTGACCCTTTGATCCACTCAGCAAACTTAGAATCTTGAAGTATACTTTCCATATCAGGATGATTGGATTTCAACTGTGCAAGTGTAGCCTGTTGTTTTGCTTGTTGTGTATAAGCTTCCGCTTCTCTGATCTTAGGGTGGTTATCTATAGCTCTGTTAACAGCGTTCTGTGGATCTACAAAGAAATCTACGTCATCGTCTTCTTGTTGCTGTTGTTGAGGTGCTTGTTGGTTTGAGAGTTCTGTCTGAATGTAGTTATCAACGACCTTTCGTAACTCGCCAACTTCCGTACTCTGTTTGCCTGAAAACTTCTCAAGCTCTTGGTGCATCTGTACGAGGTCTTCGACAGATTTACCTTGGTACTTTTCTGGAAGATCATCTACTGCTTCTTGAGGTTGTTCCTCTTCTTGAGGAGTCTCTACAGTATCTGTGGTTAGTTCTTCAGTTGTTTCCGTTGCTTCCTCTTCTGGACGCTCATCAAGTAATTGTGCTCGTGACATAATGTAAACTTACCCCGCCTTTATAGGTTATGGAGAATTAAAATGGAAAGTGACCTAAGATTAGGATTCCCGATTAGATCGACCAGCGTTCTCGCGTTCACGTACCCACTTCATGTGTCTGCCGGGGAAGTCCCCAGATGCACCGTCAAGTATGTGTTGAGTCGCTGATACGATTTTTGTAGCGTTAGCTCCACAACCGCACCTACTGGTTGTAGTACCTTCTTCTACAAATTCTTCAAAGATATGTCCGTTAGTACATTTAAAATCAAATACTTTAATCATCACTAACTAGCTCTTCGTAATTGTTGTTAGTAGCTGCTTCAAAGTTGAGAATATATGCTAGTACGTTTAGTTGTCCTTTACGTACATACAAATCATTCTCATCTTTAGTTGCTTCTACACTGTTGATTACAAGAGCGTTCTGTTGTAGTTCTTCGATTAACTGCTTCCAACCGGGGTTGTTAAACAGGTCAAAGTACTTATTGTAATACTGTTCTGTTTCTTGATCTAGTGAGGCCATAAGGTTGTCTCTATATCCCTATTATAACATATTTTTGACTAAAAGTCAAGATCTTTTTTTGGTACTTTTACGCCTACGTCCTGATGCTGTTACTGCGTGTTTTATCTTAGCTGGTCCTGTTTTTCGCCTAGATGATGACGCTTTTTCAGCTTTTGTCATCTTAGCAGCCACAGCCTTGGGTCTACACGAGGGGTACGGGCGCTTCTTTTTGTCCTTACCAGAGCGTCCACAGGGCTTCCCGGTCTTTACGTCAACCCATTCTTCCTTGAACCACTTCTTGAGGGCAGCACCTTTTTTACTTTTTCTTACGGCCACTTTTTTTACCCCAGTTCTTAGCGCCTACCTTACGGCACTTAGCTACAGCACCAGACGCATACGCTGAAGGCCACACCTTGTAACGTGATTTGACCTTCTTTGCACACGCATCGTTAGCTTTCTTTTTCTTAGGCACTTTAGTAACCTTTAGCTTTTTTAACTTTTTTACCTGTGCGTTTTGCAGCGGCTTTAGCTTTCGCTTTACCTTTAGCTGTATACGGATACTTTTTCTTTCCCACCATTGGCATAGCTATCTCCTTACCATTTCACCTTGTTTGCCCAATAAGCCGCAGACATTTTACCCTTGGCTATGTTTTTTGCGTGACGAGCTTTAAACGATGCCCGTTTCTTTTTCATTTTATCGCCTTCACCCGCTTTAGGTTTGCCAGCAGTCTTAGCTCCTTGCTCACCAAAACGAATAGTTTTCACTTTGTCGCCTTCCTTAGCAACAACTACATGAGACTTCTTAGGATGATTAGGTGTTCTCTTCGGTTTGTTGTACCCGTGAACTCCTGCTCGTTCCAGCTTTGGATCCTTTTTCTTGGGCATTAGCTTTGGCCTCCAGTTCCTTGACCCGGCTCTCCAGTAAGTCCAATTTGTCGAACTGCGTCTGGAACGCTTGGTTGATTTGGTCTAGGAATTTGGTCATTTCGGCTTGTGTCATTAACACGGGGTGTTGCTCCTCTAGCTGCTTGGTTGTTAAGGTTCTTTTCTTTTAACGCCACTTCAGCAATCTTCATTCGACGCTCAAACTCTTTGTCGTCTTCATCACCTTCTTTGAGGTTTCGTGTGATTGCTTCAATCTTTTCAATCTCAAGTTCCTGCGGTGCAAGCTGTGCTTCGATAGCGTACTTGCCTGCTCTGGCTTGAGACTCTGCGGCTTGCCCTTGCAGTGCGGCAGTCTGTGCCTGCTGGAACTCAACTTGTGCTTGTTGTGCAACCATAGCCATCTGCTGTGCCTGTGGGTTAGGCTGTGACGCCTGTTGCATTGTCGCAATAAGTTCCTCACGGTTACTGAGGTTCATGTTGTCGATAATGCTCTGGATCAACACAGGGTACATTGGGCTGTCTTGCTTCATAGTCTGCAAGAGTTGCACCAGCTGAGTAACCTCGTACTCACGAGCAATGATGCCCAGAGTGCTCGTAGCATTAAACTTGTAATCAGCTACGGGGTAAGACTCAGGATCAAACTGCATGTACCTGTGTGCAGCCTTGGTAACAAACGGAAGTAGAAACGACTGTTGGAAGTTAATCAAAGTTCGCTTATGGCGCTTAATAATAGCCCCAAGAGACATACTAATGCCAGCGGCAGTAGCTTCACCGTTAACACTGCCAGCAATTCCTGCTGAATCAACTGCTCCTGTAGCCTGTTGAACCATCTGCTGAAGCGATGCGGCCTGTGCAAATGTGATCTGTCCGACCTGTCCAAAATTAAACGGCTGTAGTACTTCACGAGGATCTCCGTTAGTTAGGATCATCTTGCCGGGGCGTACTTCTGGTTTAGCCCCTCTAGGAAGCCGTGTAGCGTCGATAGCGAGCATTGGGTGGATTGTGAGGCTCAGTGCATCGATACGTGCTCGTAGCTCTGTATCAAGCGCCTTCTGAGAATTATAGCCCTTCTCACAAACACCACGGCCCCAGAAGCGTCCGGGCACTACGTCCCAAGGAAACGCAACGACAGGACGATCATTCATCATGTACGGGTTGGCTTCAGCCTTCAAAAGCGTACCACCGTTGGCAATAACTACGATAGCCTCTACGTACTTAGTGTCTTCTTCTACGTCTACACCTTCGTTCTCAAGTAACTCACGAGGCACAAGACCATAGTACTTTGTAAGGCGTACCTTGTCATCATTGTAGATCGTTAGGTCTTGGTCAGGCTCTAGGTCTGAGTCAGGTGCGGCAGACTCAATAAGAACATCGTTGTATACGCCCTGCTCCTGTAGTATCTCTACGCTGTGCTTAGACACAAACTCATCAATAGCCACACCCATAGCGTCATCTACTGACGTAGCTACAGGGTCGATCAAGAAGTTCTGAGGCAACACGGGCTTTAACTTAACTACAACCCTGTCTGTAATGTTGACGCCTACAGCAGTCAGCTGTCCGTCCATGATAGGCTGTGTAGCCGGGGCCATTTCTTTGATTTCTTCTAGCGTAATTTCACCGATGCCTGTACCAAAGACTGCAGAGTTAATCAAGCACTCAGCAACAGCCTTGCGTATTTTACAGGCCTCAAAGTCTTCAGCTAGTTTCTTACGGAGGTACGCTATGTCCTGCTTGTCTTGGTCGTTGGCATCGTCAGTAATGTCAAACCATTTGCCTCTGCCAAACGTGGCTTCTTCTAGTTCTGCTACGTTAGACTCTACAGCCTGCTGAAGCGCAGGAGAGATAATGCGAGAACGTTCAGACGCTCTTTCGGAGTCAGCAGGGTCCCATTGACCTCGCCATAGCCTATAGTATTCTTCAAATTTTTCTTCGTAGTTTGACTCATAGTGATCTCTCCAGTTTTCACACTTAGTAATCACCCACTCTTCCAACGACTCCTCCATCATCAGAGGATCTTGGCTATAGATTTCTTCTGCCATCTTAGGTTCCTTAAATCACAGCAACAGAGTACCCTAGTGTAAAAAACACTACAGCACTGATTGCGTATATTCCGTAGGTATTAAAAGGTCTGAAAACTTTATTATTAGAAAACCCTTTTGTAAACTCTTTCCAAAACATACTCATGTTAATATCCCGCTACTACATCTAGTATTTCGTGCTCGTCAATTTCGTAGTCGTAACTGTACGCTACTTTAGCTAACTGGTCTATGTACGCCAAGGCGTCAACTAAGTCATCGTGGGTCAATGGATCTGGAAACTGAAACAACTGGTCTAAGAATCTGTTGTTCCACTCGCCTTTGTTAATAGATACGTAACCGTTTTCAAAGCGTCCCTGTAGCGCCCACATAACCCTGTCAGTCTTCTTTTTGTTACCGTGGGTTAACTCTTCGACACGGAAGAACGTCCCGTACCGCTTCTGTAAGTCACTCAGGGGACTCATAACCGCCTGCTTTGCTATTCCTCTTTCAATACCAACGCTAACGGGTCTGTAGTCTCTAACGGCCTGAAATATCTTGGTGGCAGTCTCGTCAAGGCTCCACCGCCCATGTATAATGTTATCAACGTACCAACCATCAGGACTAACTTTAACAACAGCGATTGCGGTTTCATCAAGTTTTGTATTCTTCGTCCGTTTCTTGTTTACTTCTTCAAAGCCAGCCAAGTCAACTGCTATGTAGTAGTCTCCAACCTCCGGTTCTTCTCCGTAGTGGACCCAATCTTCTTTGAACATTTCGGAGCCTCTTGCTTCAAATGAGGCCAAGAACTCCTGTCGGAAGGCGTAACTCGACATGGACTTCTTTGCCGTGTCAATTTCGTCAGGGTCGAGGAGTGGGTTGTCATAACTGGTAAAGTGCCACCCCTTGTAAGTTTCATCGTCCCCTAACTCCGCAAGTTTGTACAGTTCGTAGAAGTGGTTCCTGCCCATAGGCGTACCGATGAACATCGCTGAACCCTTTTGGTCAGCCAGTGCTGGACGGAGGATCTGCTCCCATACGTCAGGTTTCATGTCTGCGTACTCGTCCATCACGAGAAACTTCAAGGACACACCACGCATTGTCTCAGGCCTGTCGGCTCCCTTGAGACTAATCGTGGCCCCGTTGACCAGCTTGAGTTGCAGGTTGTTAATGTGTGAACCCGCAATCACAGGGTGTCCTAGCTCCATTAGGGTTTGCCACATGATATCACGGGCCTGACCCTGAGTGGGCGCAACGTAAAAAACGTGGCCTTTGTCGGCCTGCAGCGCATTGATGATTAACATCCACGCTGCGAGTCTGGACTTCCCTGTCCGTCTTCCAGCAGCGACTACCTTGAACCGTGTTGGATCAGAGTAGACTTCCTGCTGCCAAGGTAACAGCTGTACGTTTAAATCAGTCACAGAGTTTATAACTCATGTAAAAAGTTAGCACTCCAGTTACAATAGGCAACAACATTAAACAAGCTAACGAAAACACTGTTAGCATTAATAACCCTTAAACCCGTATGCGCTTTCGGCAGTAGTTACATTGGACGTATTATTAATGCTGTTCATTATTTCACGAACCATTGCAGTGTAGTCCGTAATAACACTGCTGTACAAACTGTTGTTTCCTTGGTCTAAGGTTAACATTGTTTCGTACCCTACTGTGCCTACGCTTACTACCCCGTTAATGCCAGAGTTAGCTACGTCAACTATACCAGCAACGCCTGCGGTTCCCATGTCAACTGCACCAGTGATACCAGCAGTTCCCAGAGTAACCATACCGTCAACAAAAGGCGTGTAGTCTACGTTTCCAACGGCAGTAAACCCTGCGTTAGAAATATCAGAAAAACTACCATAGAGTGCTTGTTGGGTTTCAGCGTCTGCCGAAACATGGGCTAAATCAACCTGTGCGTTGTAGCGAGCCATCGTTTTGGCTGAGTCAGCTTGCATCCACATCATGCCCAGAGAGGTCACAGGAGACGCTAAAATAGACGCCCACTGAATAGCCTCAGACTTTTGAGGAATAGGCTGTGAGTTAGGGGTGCTCGTTAGAGCTAAAGCCATTACAGCGGCACTAGCGGCCTGACCGTCACCTGAAGAAGCAATAGCAGAAAGGGCGTCAAACTTAGCTTGCATGGCCCGTGAGTTAGCTTCTGCAGTTTTTTGTACTGACTCGTAATAGAGTTCGTTCGTAGAGGCGCATCCTAGAGCTAGGGCTAGAAACGCCGTTAGTAGTGCTGTTGTAATGACTTTCATTTAGCAAGTTCTCCTATACTATTTAGGGCTTCATTAAAATCTCTAGATCCACCAAAGTGGTAGAATATTTGTGGAATAGACCGCTTGCCTGTCATTGTTTCCACTAAGTCCCAACCAGCTTGACCGGGAGGTATCTCAACGTATTTGTAGTCCATGTTGAGTTCTTTTAGGGTCTTCTTTGTCCTTACACAAGCAGGACACCAATCAGCACCCAGAAAAGTAATCATCACTACGTACCGTTAAAGTTTACAAGAGATGCCGGGGCTGGCAACAGATCAAAGGTTACAACTACTTCTAAATTTCCTGCACCAGATGCTTGGCATTTAACTGCTTCGTTCTCGTGCAGGACAAACAAAGGACCACCACCGTTGCTTAGTGTTTCTTTTCCTCCACCAGCTACGTTAGTTCCGTCAAAGATGTACACTTGCGGTGTTCCAGACACTTCCCAGTACAAATCAATGCTGTTTGTAGAACCACCGTGGTTAGCCACAAAGACGTACTGTACAACAGCGTGAAAACCACTAGGTATAGTAAACAACGTGGTTAACGTAGTATCTGTTAGTGTTGTGTGTTTAGTATACAGCATCAGTAAGTCCAGATTACTGGGGCAGAACCCCGTGTATCTACGTGAATAAAGTCACCAGCGACCCCTAGACCAGTAAAGCCGTGCTCTAAGGCTCCTTTTATAATCGAATACCGTTGAGCAGAGCTAGTTATTTTTATGTCTGCTGCTATGCCTTGCGCGTGTGTCCCCGGTATCTCTTTTGTAGCCTCTAACGGGTGGTCAGGGCTTCTGTAGCCGCTGGTGATAACAAAAGGAAAGCCACAGTACTCCCTGAGAGCGTCAAGCTTACTCAAGAAGTCCTTTTCCATACGGTTTTCACCAGTATGCTGGCAGTCAAACTCAGAGGTACTAAAGAACTTCACTTTTTAGTAGTTTTTTTCTTGGGCTTAGACTCACTGAGGGTCTTTGCTGCCCTAGCTACATCGTTGTTGTACGCACGTTCACAGTGATTATCATCAAACACGTAGTCAATAGACGCATTGAGCCATGCCCAAGTTTTAGACTTATCCTTTAGCCTGTGGCTACGTCCTGAGACGGACTCATTAGCGTTATCACCAAACAAAATAGCTACATTTACTAGTTGACTCGTAGCATCACCTATTCTAATAACGTAACCCAAGGTTTCATCCAGTGCTTCGTCTAGTTTACTCTGTGACATTAAATGATTCTCCATCAATAATTTTTTCTCCCTCTTCAGAGCTTCCAAGAATTTCTGTAGCTCCAACGCCAGTAATGTTGATCTGTATGCTACTTCTCCCGGCATCTTTGATTACATCCTTCTCAAAAGCCCCCACAGGGAGTATACGGTCCATTATTAACTTCCATGCTGCTGCTTGATTCTTATGATCGTCGTTAGTTGCAGCATCAAATATAGTCTGTAACACTAGTTCTGACTTAGGACTAGCTAACATCCTAGCTTTGTATTCATTAATTATTGAAGCATCACCCTTGGGTCTACCTATTTGGCCTCTAGAGCCTGCTGTTTTAGCTTTAATCTCAGATTTCTTAGGCCTACCTCTCTTGCGCTTACGTAAATTAACTTCTTTACGTTCAGCCGCTTGTTGTGCTAGGGTGTCAGTGCTAGAGCTGCTACTTAAGTTGCTGTCTCCTGACGACATTATCCTGTTTCCTTATGTTTAACTCCAGTTCGCATGAGTCCCCTGCCTAGGTTGCAACAGAAGAGGGGATCTATACGAACGGTTTAGTAGTCAACTAAAGCCCCGCACCTGTCTTACTAAATACAACCTAGTATCTGCCTATTATTATACCATACTTTTACTCAAAAGTCAAGCTTTATTTGTAGTAAATAAGTCACAAGTAACACATAGGGACACTACATTTACCCTTGTAGCCGCCCTCATGTTTAATCACGAGGTAAATCAA